TTAAAGTATCTTTCCCCACTCACAATGCTCCGTTTTTACAAACTCACAGAACTTACAAGCACTACCAGGAGAAGCATTGTAATTTCTATCTGTTTTATGGTTTCCACTTTTATCATAGATAGCCTCACGAAATTCTGTAAAGGCTTTTATAGTTTTATTTACACTAACTTTACCATTAGCAGGCTCAAATCTCTGTAACCTACTGATAGGAAAGTCACTTTGTTTTGCTATCTTTCTTTTTAGTATCAAGAACTCCACAGATATTTTATCCAATGGAACATCAAACTTCTCTGAATAAAATTGTTTATAAAGTAATAACTGAGCTTTCTTGTAAAAGTTCTTCTTATGATAATCTGTCCAACTTCTCGTAGAAGTTTTAAGGTCAATAATAGTTATCTTACCTGATATCTTGTTTCGTATCACAACATCAAGAAAACTTTTTAACTCTACGTTCTCTTGTAGTTCTATAGTTATAGGCAACTCAATACCAACTAACTCGTAGTTTTTCTTCATGAAATACTTACCACGATGTTTTCTGAAATGTTCAAGTATAGCCAAACCATCTTGATAAAACTCAACCATTTCATCTTGACTACAAGGTAAGGTTTCTTGACCTTCTTTTATGAGTTTGAACTCACCCATCATTTCAGTTTTCAACATACCATTTAGGTCGAGTGCTTCAGCAGCTACGATAGAAGTACCATACATCACCGTGAGATATTCTTGTATCACGGTGTGCATAGCAGTTCCAAAAAGAGTATGTATATTGCCTGTAAAAGTTCCTAGCTTGTCTATATAACGAAGTTTCCACTTGAGGTTACATTCACTATAAGAAACAAACTGACTATGTGATACATGTCCCATTATATTATCTCGTCAATCATCCCATATTTTAAACAAGTTTGAGCATCCCACATTAAATCGTGTTTTAGCATTTCATCAAGTTTTTTCATAGGTAATTTAGTGTATTGTTTATAAATGTCTTTTATTGTTTTCATCATTAAATCTAAGTTTTTCTTTTCATCATCAAAGTTGGAATATGTTCCCCAAAAGTTACTGCTTAATTGGTGGATTAACATATAAGAGTTTCTACTCATAAACCTTCTCTTACCGACCACACTTAAAAATGTTCCAGCACTAGCAGAGAATCCATCAACATAAGTTTCCACATCAACTTTACATCTTAACATGGTATCCATAGAAGCAATACCACTTACTATACTTCCACCACCTGAATTAATATGTATCTTAATAGGTGGTGGTAATATACCAAGAGTTTGTGACAAAGTCAAGGACTTTCCTTCTAACTCACCAATTTTTTTGTTTAACTCACTACAGGAGTTTCTGTTTACGCCGGAATAGAAATATATCTTATTATCTTGTACTGAAATATGTTTTTCAGCAGCATCACCATTAGATTTTCTAACTGGTGTTTCTTTTTTTATTCCCCAATGTCTTTCCATTATTTACCCCATTTACCGTTTTTAACAATTGTTGCCATTATACCATAGTTAGATACATCTAAATAAGCATCTTCCATTGGTTCTCCTTGTACTGCATTGTCTCTACCACTCATCAGTAAAGTTTTTAGTCTCTGTATCTTATCGTTCATACGAAACCATAAACCGGTAAGTGATAGATGAACTTCTTCTTCGGTCTGTAATTGTGTTCCTACGGAAATATTACCAGGACCATAATCATGCTGTTTTTTAAGAAATAGTTCATATTGTTCTCTTTGTAATCTACGAAACTCCTTAGTCATTTCCGGCCATTCTTTCTCCATCTGTTCGACTATAGGATGTCCTTCGTTGATTAACTCTCGTTCTTTTATTTTCATAACTTCCTCTATTTAATAATTAAATGTGATAATTGTATCATGATAATAACAGCAGATAAGCACAAGCATATAATTGTTCTTGTGTCTGGTACTTCATTTAGTATCAACCAAGTCAATAGACCAAATGTTATAGTTGCCATTCCAAATCCAACTGGTCTAACATACCAATAGTTACCAAAGTATTCATAGAACCAACGAGTGCTGTAATAAAAACAAAAACTAATTGGTATACCACCACATATTACCCACCAAATACTTTTAGCCCATTCATATTTAAATTGACCTTGCATATGAAACCAAGCTATAACATTTCCCAGCATTGATAACAATACAGCAAAAAATAATTTACTCATTTAACACCCATCTTTTTTATTTCTTTATCTGTTTTACCATATTGTTTTAATAGTAGCTTTAACTCATCAGTAGTCATTAAGTTATAGTATTCACTTGCCTGTAACTTACTAACTTCAAAATATTCTTGTATGAAAGGGACAACCTTTTCGTTTGTTTTGGTTTTCTTTCCACTAAGGTATCTCAAGAATGTTTTCTTTTTTGGTAATAAGGAGCAGTAAAACTTATATACCACTCCTATTGGCATTACCTCAATCGTTAGTTTTTGAAAGTGATTTACTATTGGTAGAAAATCATCATTCATACTTAGGTAACGATTTACCATAAAGGGACTAAACTTCTTTTTGTCTTCAGCTGAAAAACTATCCCAAGGTCTTTTCTTGACGAATAGTTCATCTATCCAACTAAATAAGTTCATCCAACTCCCCACCCATTGGTAATAACTCACCACAACTTCCACAATTAAATACTTGTATCGGTGCTACTACTTCCTTTCCGGTTGGGGAAAGTATAGCAGAAATCTTCTTTATAATATAACCTTGTATAAAGATTTTGTTTTCACACTTTTGACAAGCCATCGTGTCTGCTTGAGTTAAATCAACTTGAACTTGTTGTTTGGGTTGAGCTAATGGTTTCATTGGTTTTGTACTCATGATACTCTCCTTAGAATATTAGAAATAGTAGCAATAAAGTTTATCTCTTTATCGACACATAAGACATCTTGATAAGCACCCTTTGATATTTCAACAATAACATCAGGTAGTTTATCAACTGATATGTTTTCTACCTCATCATACAAGAACCTATATAGCTCTGTATAATCTGTAAAGTTACTATCAGCTACAAACTTACGGATAGTTCTTAAATCAACACCATTTTGTATCATCTCTAAGAACTGAAGTTTAAACTCGTTATGTAACATACCATCTTTGTCTATCTTTAACTTACCATCTATTGATTGTCTTTGTAAGTCATTGATTACCTTTCGTAAGTCAGGATAACCAGCAGTTACAACCAAAGCCAAATCATCCAAATCAAATGAGATATTCTCTTGTTCCAAGATATACTTGGCGTGAACAGCAACATCTTTCTTTGATGGTGGAATGATTTTGTAAGTTTGACATCTACTTTGTATCGGGTCAATAATCTTCTCAACATAATTACAGGTTAAGATAAACCTACAATGAGCAGAGAATGTTTCCATCAGATTACGGAGAGCCGGTTGGGCAGAATTGATATTCAAATAATCAGCCTCATCTAAGATTACAATTTTATTTGGTTTGAAACCAACCGAAGAAGCAAAGCTCTTTAATTTGTCTCTAACCAAGTCAATGTTTCTTTCATCAGAAGCATTGATATAAAGATAATCACATTCAATAGACTTAATTATAATCTTAGCAAGAGTTGTCTTACCCCCACCAGCTCTACCATATAGTAATAGATGTGGAACATTTTGTTCTTCTATAAACCTTTCAACTTTAGACTTTAGTTGTTCATTACCAACATAAGTTGTTAAGTCTTGTGGTCTATACCTTTCTACCCATAATCCGTGTGAACTCATATTATACCTGTTGTGATACTAAGTAATATTTAACAGAAAAATCATCTATCTTAAACTCGATGTGAGCAAGACCTTTATCAGCAACTTGAAGAACTGCTTTAGAGCATTCTTTATTTGCAGCTAAAACTTGACTAAATAAATTAGCATTAAAGACGATTGGTTCAGTTAACTTGACAGCACCACTTTTTACTTTGATACTGATACGATTTGAGTTGATATCACTAAACCCAATAACAAACTCTACACCACCATCGGCTGGTTGGATAGAAAAATGTTCTACATCAGATAAAGCACCTTTAGCACGAATAAAAGAATTGATAAATTGAGTATCAATATTTACAAGAGTAGTAAACTCAGGTATATTCTTTAATTCAGGTACATCAGGTATCACACCAAGAGCAGCAAGAACATAATCAACAGATTTTATATCATCTGTAAAATTAAATGCTACAGGTTGTGTATCATCTACTGGTGACTTAGTTAAACTGAAATTAACCTTATCAGCAAGTGTTCCCATCATCTTTGATAGTAATGGTGTATCGTAAACACCAACCTCAAAGTCAGGTAGTGATTGTTTTGTTAAAGATAACTCACCCAAAAGACTTTTATCTGGTGATATAAAACGAGTAGAAAGTGTGTCGCCATTAGACTCCCACTTTACTGAGTTTATATTACCACCAAGATTATACTTTTGGATAAATGTATCTAAAGTGATTTTATTCATTATTATTATTCTCCATATTAAGTGTTAATTTACTAATTATTTTTGTAAAAGTCAAGTTAAAAAAACCTTTCAATTGAATTTTTTTTATCAACTGGCATATCCCAAGACATAGCGTCATAAAACATCTGTATCTTCTTCTTTAGGGCTTTATCAAATAACTTGTCTCTATCTACATACTGATTGATGAAATCTATGATTTGTTTAGGATCATCATAACCTTTGTAAGCAAGTCCATCTATTTTAAGTGGATTTTCTTTTAGATAAACCCAACGAACTTTATTACCATTTGATATTGCTTCGTGTTTATTTGCCTTAAAGTATCTTAGTAAGTCATTGTAAATAACCGAAGCTTTGGTATGGACAGGAGCACCTTTCATCATCTCGGTAAATATACCTTTACCACTACCACCAAAACCACCTTTGGATTTCTTCTTGGTGTATTTCTTAATACCCTTTACGCCGGTTGGAAGAGCAATCTTATCCAACTCTTCATTTTTTAGATTACCTTTAAACTCAAGAATAAACTCGTCTATTCTTTCTTTAGGAACTTTAGCAAGGATAGCTTTTAGAACCTTAGTCATAAAGTCACGGAATGCTGGTGGAAATGAACTACGAACAATATCTAAACCTTTAACATCAAGTTTTTCACAAGGCGTTCCACCATCGTTAATAATCCATTGACCATATCTCTTCTTGGTAACCCAAAAAGCAGCCTTAGCAATCATCTCTTGTTTAATTTCAAAACGATGGTCACCTTGGATATTCAAGAACCTACTACTAAAGTAGTTGTATGATTTATTTATGTAAGCCTGAACCTCGTCAGCAATATCCAATATCTGTTCTGTCATAAACTTTTCATCTTTAACATCAGCATTTGGAAATCTATTTTTAACAAGTGGAAGAGCAGAATAGAAAACCGAGTCTGTATCTGTATAGATA